CTTAGCCATTGCATGCCCGTGTTCACGACACATGACCCACGCGTTCCCGGCCCACACAGGGTGTGCCTGACAAAACGTGACGCGCTCAAGGACGTTGACGGGTTCCTCAACCTTCATGGTGAACCCCAGCTCCCTGAACCACCTGCACATCGCTGGCAGATCAAGCTGTCCCACCTGGCGGGACGAAACAATCAACACGCAGTCATCACCATTGTTCCCAAGCTTGGCATTGATGCCCCGCTTGTGGCACCAAACCCAAACCATCACACTCATGAGCAAGCAGTTCCCGAGACCCGTATTCATGTCCCCGGAAAACCGCATCACCTTGACTTTGTACTTGATTCTCCCATCGTCACACTTAGCGAAACAACTAGTTTCGAGTTGCCATGATAGCAGCTCCGCCAGAATCTCGCGATCGTGTCCGTTGAAATACTCCAAGTAGCGGGCATGTTCCCACTTCAAAGCCTCGGTGCTAACGTGTTGGTCAAACCGACTAGCGTCTAGCCCAATGGCTACGGGCTTGTCGGTGGAGTTCCACTTCTTCGAAAGAATACTAGCGACCTCGGCCGCATTGTACCCTTTCAATATGGTCCTCTCTCCCCACAACTGGTCGACTGCATGATAGACGTCATGCTCAATCCGCTTCACGAAGCGCCCTACCTCCACGTTGTATCTAGGATCTCTCGGGTGAATGAGCCTAGCTGCAGGATCGCCCTTAAGATAGAGAGCAAGCTTCTCACACTTCAGGAAAGCCTTTGAGTTGGAGTCACCCCTGTGGACAGGTAGTGATGCCAAGGATGCCACAGCACCCTCGTAAATCGTGCGTCTGCGACCCGTGTATGTCCCTACGAATTGTTCGTAGGTATACCGGGTGGTCGGGAACGCAATCCTATCGAGGATGCGAGCAGCCTCTCCAAGCTCTTGAGCTACGAATCCGGGTTCGGGTCTAGGTGGCTCAACTAGCACACCATCAGATTCCACAGCGAATACACGCTCCCGAACACCACGAACGAGGTTGACAAGATTGTTGTTGTGCACACCGAACAACCTCGGTGGCGACAAAGCGGTAATCCTGTAAATCCGCCGACAGCTCCTTCTGGGAAGCCAGGTCTTGACGTCCAATCGGGCCCACGGAACATCTCTACTGATGTCTGTCG